GGCAAGCGACGTCGGCGAATGGTCGCCTGGCTGGAAAGATCCAGTGCAGACGCTACCCATTCAACCGGAATATGTTGGGTAAAGGTACTCAGATCGCAGAAGTTGAAAAGATCGCCAAGGTCGAGCAAGTCTTGTTGAACAGACATAAAAAATCCGATGCCAGAGGTCTGGCATCGGATTTTCGAGTAAGCCCTGCTGAGACTCAAATGCTTAAGTGAACAGCATTACGGCAGATACCGAGGCTTTTTTAAAAACTAAATACTTGAATCAATCGTCCGGCAGCGCCACTGTCAGCATAGTCGAGTGCCAAACTTGGCCGTCAACCTCGTTAAAAATGTGTTCGACTCGGGTGACGACTCGGCCGTTTCTCGTCCGCTCTTCGTCTGGAAACCTTGCTTGAGGAACCGAAATAAAATCGCCCACAGAGACAGGTCCAAAGGGTACATCCGCAGTGAAAGTATGCACACCCAAACCGCTATCCGCATCGATCAACTCAACGCTGTAGAAAGGCTTGGTCTTCTTACCAAAGCCTAATTTGACGATCGGAGCATTGGGCTGACTCGACTCTTCTATCTCAACAGACGGATCTGGTAACAGCATCCACTGAGGCTTTCCGAACGTCTGCGGATAACCAATCCCGTCTTCAGTATGCCATCGGCAGGCTGTGGAAAGCTTTTCTTGTCCATCCCAATTGCCGGACGCGATTGCGAAGTGACCGTCGTTGAAAAACACGGATTTAACTTTGAATCTACCAGTACTTTTGATCATTTTTTAACCTATAAACATATGGTTGTTTTCTGGTTTACCTCTGCCGAGTTATCCATATTGTTGATGGCCTTTCGACATAGGCGTGGTGATTAAGCAGTACTGATGAGCCATCGTCAACGTCGCTGCGTCAATTAAAGTTTGGCGATCTAAATCGCCGCCCTTTCGAACGCCAGCGGCTCAAGAGCGCGCATCTGTACAAGCGTCAGCGGTTTGAAATTGCGATCAAGCTGCAGCTCGGAGAATCGTTCGATGCTCAGGCCACCCTCGCGGAAAAGCTTTGCGCGGACCGGGCCGATAGCCTTGTCCTGGAACGCCGCCGGCTGCTGCTTCAGCCAGTCGTAATAGCTGAGGTCTGCCCTCACCTGCTGTGCACCGCCATCGCCGATGGATGCCCGCGTGGCGTCCTTGGCGAACAGAGCGCTGAAGCGAGTCACCGCCACCACCGTCGAGCGGCAGTTGATGTGGATTGGCGGCCGCGGCCCCTCGGTCAGCTTGAACCGTTGCTTGTCGAGCGTCCGGCACTGACTGGTGGTCTTCGTATCCAGGGTGCTGACCCACTCGACCGCCTGCACTACATCGGAGTTCTCTTTCAGCGTCTCCATGCGCGCTTGAGTGGCAACGTGTTGCACCGCCGTCCGGACCACTGCGCGGGCATTCCGGTTAGTCGTGGCCAGGATGCCGTCGTTGTACTGGAGTGCTTTGGTCCCTCGGATGTTCTTGATGATCTGGAAGTTGGTCTGGCCTTCGAAGAAGCCCTGCCGGATCGCGCCAGTGAGGCGTTGTCGCTCGGTGGTGGTGAAGCCATCAATGAACGTCTTGAGAAGCTTGCCGCCGTCAGCACCTCGCACGCTGAGGGGGTTGCCGAGGATTGCCGTCCTGATTGCAGCAGCACCTGGTACCGCCGCATCAAACGAGACGCCAACCGGCGCCGCCCGGGTCAGGCTGGTCGCTTCGAACTCGGCCTCGTAATTCGCAATGTCGATCAGGTCGAGGTTCAGCTTGTCGCTGTAGCGGTTGAAGATGCCCAGCAGCAGGCTGTCGACCTCGCTCAGCAACCGCTCCAGTCGAGCAACGGTGTAATCAGTCAGGTCAGCCCGGGTCAGCCGCTCACGGATCGAGCGGTCAATCTCCTTGAGGAAAGGCCCGAACTTGGCGACCTCCCCCGACTTCAGTTGCTCGAGGAAAACCGCGTGGCGGATCGTGGCATCAAGGATTGCTTGGTTTGCCGCCATTCGGGATTACCTCGTCGTCATCCAGATCGATCACCGGATTCTCTGTTTCCAGTTCGTCACGGATCTGATCGTCGGTCTTCTCGGGATCGATAACCCCGCGATCGCGCAGGTACTGCCAGAAGTCACCCGCCGGCAACTTGCCGCCCTGCACTGCGTTGAACAATGCGGAAAGGATCGTTGCGTCCAGGGTGATCTGGCTGAAGTCCTGATTGAGTTTGTAGAGCGTTGCGCCCGAAGCGTTCACGAACTCAGCCATCCAGACCAGGCACTGGCTATAGGCCTCGCTGACGTTGCTCACCACCAGGGAGAGCACGCTGTGTTCGGCGGCGCTGTCGTTGTCAGCCTGGGTTGCGGTCTTCACCGCGCTGCCCCGCTCAATCAGCCGGGCGCCAAGGGACACCATGTCTTCTTTCTTGCTATCCATGGCCTCTTTGGCGACGGTGTTCGGCTGAGCCTGCCAGACGCCACACGATCCATTGACTGGAAGTAGCCAGGGCGCGCGGGAGCCGAGGAAAATCCCTTGCTTCTCCATGTGGTCACGCCACTGCTCATCAAGGCCCGCCATCCACGGTTGAGGCTGGCCCATCAGGTAGGCTGCCTCTTCGTAGTCCGCACTGTTGCGGTAATGACCAATGTTGACTTCGGCCATGTCGTACAGCGGCGAGTCGTCGATACTGGTGTCGTTGTTCTCGCTGCCCAGGAACTGGAACGGGATAACCCGCCAAGGTTGGCCGAGGCCATTCAGCGGGGTGAAGGGGGCAATGATCATTGCCGTCTGGCTGGAGCTTTCTTCCCAGACTTCCTGCGTGTAGACACCGGCGGCATCCAGCCGCAGCACTCGAAACTGCACAACCTGCTCACTGCCAAACCCGTCATCGGTATCGACGTCGACCGTCTCGCGCAACACGACCAGGCTCAACAGATGCTGGCCACCGACTTGGCGAGTTTTCCAGTTGATGATCGCCTCCGCCGAGTAGCTGGCGATGTTCGCCCGGGCTCGTCCGGCTTGTTCGTCTGCCTTGCTCACGGAGCCGGCCACGACAGCCGCGTAATCCACCAGTAGCCCGTGCCGACCGACTTCGAGCAGATGCCCGATGACCGATTGCGACTGCTGGTAGATGCTCACCCCTTGCCCATCGATATCCTTCGACACATAGTCGAGCGCGTCGGGAACAGTCAGCGTCGGCCAGGTGCGGAACACTGCACCCACCAAGCTGTGCTTCGTCCGGCCCGTGGCGTTGTAGAAAACGGCGCGCTTCTTGTACGCGTCATAGCGAGCCTTGTTGTCGCTGCTTTCGTCCGAAGCATTGGGCCGCGGCAGGTATCGATCGCCAGCATCCTTGATGGTTTCCGAGCCTTTGCAGACGTCGCGTACCAAGCGCCAGCGGTATTGCGCCGCCTTGTACTCGGGACGGGTGAAAGTGACGTCCGTCATCGGGCGACTCCCATTTTCATTGAGATGACCGGCTTAACGATCGGATACTCGCGGTGGATGAAGTAGCCGCCACCGTCGTTGGCGTGGTCATTGCCCTGGCTCTTGTCCGGTTCGCCGTTGGGCGCCCAGACCTGCTGCTCAAGGCCATCGGCGTAAGTTGGGCAGGTGAACGGGTTGACCAGGTAACGCCGCTCACCCTGCGCATTGCAGAACATGGCGTTCATGGCGTTGATCCGGTCCTTCACGGGCGGGTTGGCCGCCGGCGCGATGACCGTGAAGCCTGCCTGCTTGAGCATGGCGATATCGGTGACGCTGGCGTTGACGGACTTGCGCGAATCGCCCGAGGCGTCCGGGTAGATCCTGATTTCGCAGGTCTTCTCGAAGTTGTTGCCGTTGTGGCGCCAGTAGCGTTCCTTGATGCGGCGAATCATGTCGGGTGTGTCGTAACCATCCATCAGCTCATCGACTGCACGGGGCAACCCTTGGTCGCGTTTGACATGAGTGATCGCCGCCATCTTGCCGACGTTGAAGTCCATGCCAATGAACAGCGGTTCACCAGCCTGCACGGTGTCGAAGCACTGATTCAGCTTGCGGTCGTATGCGTGGTAGATCGAGCCAGACGTAAGGTTGACGAACTGGCCATTCAGGTAAGCGCGGATCAGTTGCTCGGGATACGACTCCATCAGTGACGGGATGTAGTCGTCGGGCAGATTCAGTTCGTTGTCGAACGTGCTGGCCTGGACTAAGCCGTACATCTCGTTGAGCTTTGGCTTATCACGCAACTGCTTCACGAACTGCAGGAAGACGAACTTGAAGCCTTCCGGCGTCGTGGTTACGTCGACGCCGTTCTTCAGTCCCGGCAAGTTGTAGCGCATCCGGGCAATGATCTTGCGCCAGGCCTGCTGAGCCTTGATCGACGTCAACACGTCGAGCTCATCCACCAAGGCGTGGCCAATCTTAAAGCCGACGATGGTTTGCGGCTTCTCCATCGACCGACAAATCACAGTCCCGCGATACTGCCTGCCGCTGTAGATGTGAACCTCATGGTTCGCCTGGTTGATCTTGGTCTTCAGCCCCCAGTCATAGGCCACCTCTTCCACTGTGGGGTAGAAGATGTCCCGGATCTGCGGGTAAGTCGGTGCGAAGTAGCCAGCGTTGACGCCAGGCCACTCCATGAAGTGCTTGCACAGCGCTGAGCATCCAACCCAGGTCTTCCCTGAGCCGAACCCTGCAACGAATGCGCGGAATTTGTGAGGTAACGTGAGGAACTGAGCCTGCGGAACGTTAAGGCTCGGCATTCGGCTTCCTCGCATCCACCACGTCGACCTGAATGCGGGTCGGAATTGCCGGCTCGTCGTCAGGCTCGTCCTTTCGATTGCGATTGACGTACATGTCGCCAGTTTCTTTCGCAGCCTGTTCCAGAATCTGCATGGCCAGACCGATGTTCTTCATCGTCTCGGCCCTCTCCACGAAACGGTTCATGGCGCGGAGCCGGAACGCTCGGTTGGCGATCGGGATCTCCGCCGTCTCTTCGCGGAAGCGCTTGCGCGTGTCGTGAAACAGCGTCACCCACTTCTTCGCCAGATCTCTCCCGGCACGCTTGGTCGGGTCTTGGGCCTCACACTGCTGGCGGGTGACCTCGATGCCGAATTCTTCTCGGACAGCAGCTGCAACCTGCGAAGGAGTGTCAAAGCACGCCAAGGCCTGAACCATGAAGCCTTTCACCTCATTGTTCAGGGCTGCCATAGGGTAAATTCCGTCTTAGGTCTGTCAGGGGTCAGGCCGATCTGAGCAGACAGGTTCCGCAGGCCCTCGATATGTTCAATTTCCCCACTTCAGCAGGATTGTTTGCAGCATCCACCAGCGCTTGCACGTCAGGGCTCGCACCGTAGCGACGGACCACACCGACGAACTCTTCGACGTCGTGACCTTGGAGCTTCAGTTTGGGAGCGCCTTCCTTGGTGAAGGCTTGTTGCCCGTACTGATCCTTCGCATGGGCGATGTGATACAGCTCGTGTTCGACCAGGGCGCAGAAGTCAGCGTCGGAACACTGGGAGCAGTAATCGGCAGCCAAGGTGATGATGAAAGCCGGCACATCGCCGAACCAATCACGCATCTGTTGTTCCATCCGGGCTTTCTGCCAGCCACCAGCGCGGAACGCTACCCGTTCGGCCTGGCCCAGGACTGTACGGCCCTGTTTCTCGAAGCTGGACGATGCCCACATCACTCGGATGTCTGCATCCAGTAGATGGGCGTGGTCTTCGTTGTGAATGCTGCCTGTGTCGGCGAGAATTTCGGCTTGGAGCCACTCCCACACTTCTGGAGCTGGGGTCAGGCGAATGCCGAGTTCGGATAGGCCCGACAACTCAAGCAGTGATGCCGGAGGCATTGGCCTGTGCATTTGGAGTGCATCCTGTGTGATCAAGCCACACAAGTGCGAGAAACTACACGCAGTTGAGTGGCGGGCGTGATGCCGGAGTGCTTCAATCGAACCGCACTTTAAAAAAGGAGATGTGCAATGGAGTTCCTTAAACCGCTCAGTATCTTTTCGCTGGGCTTTTACTCGGCAATCGGCGTCGCCGCATTGATTGCCCTGTACTTTCTATTCTACGGCGCCAGATGTGCAGATTCGTGGATGAAGCGCCAGCCAATGCCAACCGATCGTGTATGGGCCTATGTCGTAATTGCGGCGCTATTGGGGCTGTGTATCGGGAGCTTCGCTCAGGGGTTAACCGAAATCCATGCCGAATGTGCAGCCTACGGTCAACCTGTTGGCCCATGCTTCTTTAAACGCATCAGTCCATAGGTGTTTGACAGCAGCCCGACTGAAAGGAGCATTCGATTGCCTCCCAGTCCGGTTGCTTGGTTGTCATAAATTGTCTCAAGTAAGCCTAAAGCAGGGATTGAAATAGTGGCGCGGAGCCGGTATTGGTGAGAATCAACTCACTAGCAAGGAAAGCAGCATGTCCACGACCATTCACGCAGCAACGCTTAACAGCAACAACAACGCATTTAACGCCGAAGACAAGCGGGCATTCGCAGTAGGTATCGCTCTAGAGCTTATCGCTGCAAAGCTGTCATCCGGCGCATCTACAAATCTTGAAGGCGAAGTAAGCAGCCTTTCCAAGTACGCCGACCAGATCCAGGCAGCACTGAAACTCAAGTGACTAGCCGTGCCGCACTCACCTGCGGCACATCACCTCAATAAATCGCGCTAGCGCGGGCTTATTTTGTTGTGGAGGTCACCTTGCGCACAAAGGTCACCAGAGCCTCCTCTGAAATGCCGAGCTCGACTTGGAAGCTGTGAACAGCTTTAGAGAGCACAATACAAAAGTCACTGAACTGAGTCCGCGTCATGTCAACAACATCTTCTGGAGAAACGGGATAAGTCCGAGCATTGACAGCTTTCACCCCTCCGGCATTTTCACTAGTGAAAATTCGGCCATGGGCAAACGTATTCCTCTTTGAATCTGCGAACAAAGCTTCAGCCTTCATTACTGTGTCTGCCAGGCTAGGGTGAGTGCTGACCAATGCCCTCAACGCACTAATCTTGCCTCCAATTGTCTTCCGACCAAATTCCTTAGGAAACTCTTCCAGAGGTGTTTGGGTATGGTTTACAAATTGGTAATCGAGAAGCGACTCAAACCCAGAAAACGTGACATGCAGAAGACCGTAAAGCGCCCAGGTTCTTTCAGAATGGTCCATCGTATTATGCCTTCTTAATACAAAAGGCCAGTATCGCACAGGCCGCCCCTATCGATTGCCCTCGCAAGCGCCCTCCTGCTAAGAGCTACAAATTTTGCTTCTCTCCACTTCCAGATTTTCCCTTGCCCACCATGCAGTGCTCACAGTTCAGCGTCCGGCAGAGCCAGGCTTTCATCCGCTGCCACCAGGTAACCATGAAGATGTGGCGGATGCCGGCCAGTGCCAGGGACACATGCAATGTCAGGCCAGCCGATGTCGGACCGAAGAAGATGTTCTGGCTGCGCGCCATAACGACAAACCCACTAATGGCGATCGTCGAATAGATCAATTTGCCAAGGATACCGTCCCGCACCTTGCCGCTCAGTACGCACCAGGTCGCCCATAGCGAGATCAGGCCGCAAGCAATCGAGTTGATAAGTTCAAGGTTCATGGTGGATTGTCTCCCCCAAACCGCTGGCGGATGAGAGCCCAAAGATCAGCGGCTTTGATGGCTCGATTGATGGCTGCCAGGAGCGAGCCACCGAATGTGCCCAGCAGGAAGCCAATCCCGGCGACGATTTTTGGCTCTGTCACACCCAGGTAGGTGCTGACCATGCTCGTCAGGTACAGCGAGCAGGCGACACCAGTGATGAGAAACACAAGCCAGGCACGCCAGTCCGACAGATCGTCCTTGTGCCACCAACTGGCGACGACGGCGCCGACCAATCCCGCGATCAGCAATTCAAACCTGTCGATCTTGTCGAGCAAGCGTTGCAAATACTCCATGCGCTCGACTCCGTTGGCATGTTGACTTCGTGCGAAGTGTAATTAATAGGCTTTCCAGCCTGCGTTTAGTATCTTCGGAAATAACGATTGATGACTGTAAAAGGCAGAGAACCCATGGATGCACTGGAAATATGGAAGTCGATTTCAAGCCACCTTCCCGATGCAAACACCATCGCTGCACTGGCCGGTGCGATGTCCGCAATAGCTGCATTTCGAGCCATAAGGCGCAATGACAAAAATCACGCGTACGCTATCGCTAGCGCAGAAAAAGCCAGAGAAACCGAGCGACTGATATTGGCTGCACGAACTGAAAACGAAAGGCTTTTAAACTTCGCTGTAACCACACTGGAGCGAGCATACCTTGCGTTAAGAGGCCCTGATTCTTCAGCCTCAATCCCTCCACGAGATCGAGTGAACTGGTTAACGTCGGCTCGACTCATTGAGGAATACCGCGCAACCAAGGGGGAGATAAAGGACCCTCAACTTTATAAAGAGTGTGAAAGCCATGAAGAACACTGGAGGCATCAGTTCTATTTACTAGTAAAACCACTCGCAACAGGCCATCCAGATTATTTCAGCTCTGGGTCTACCGACGAAACGATCCAATCAGTTTCTGCAGTAATTGTTCACTCATTCGCAGACTGGCCGGACGGGAAGCAGGACCCACTGTCAGCCTATGGCTCGATAGATGCTGCGACATCTCGGTTCGGCATTGGCCCGCGGTGGTTCAATCTACGAAACAATCTCCGCGATTTTTAGAATAAAAAACCCGGCTCAGTGGCCGGGTTCAGGTATTCGTGTGCGTGTTGCGTGAATTGCGCACTATGGGAAAAGTACGCGCAACTCCCCGTCACGTCAATGTTTTTATGCCGCATCCTCTTCTTTTTCCGCGTGAATAACCTGCCAGATCGGCTGTTGCGCCTGAATATCCACTTCCTTTATGACTTCTTTCAGGGATTCCCACAAGCCCAGCCAATCGCGCGTCCAGTTCTTCGGATCGATCGTCACGCCGAAGAAGCTCTTCATCTCGGCGGCGACCCGGGCCGGCCCCCACTCTGCCGCCCCGACTACCTCCCCCTTGTACGATTGCAGGGCCAAGGTAACCAAGTACTGCGCCTTCACGCGCTTGGCCGAAGTGAGGTCTGGCAACTCAGCCTTGGCGGTGATCAGCAGTACCGCATTCATAACATGGCGCATGGTCATTGCGGGGTGATAGAGGTAGTGCCCGAACTGCTGCACCTGGAACGGAAGCGTGTCTATCGCGCGCAAGACCTTTCCGATGGTGGCCAGGTGCGCAGCGCGGGCGGTGGATCGGCCTACCGGTGTGCGGCGCGTCTCGCTGATGCTGATCTTCTGCCGAACGATCTGGATGCGTTCCTCCTTGTCCTCACCCAAGGCGGCAAACACAGCCTCGTGCCGGCGCATCCGGTTGCCGGTCTTCACCGGCGCCGATTCAGCCTTGTCGATGGCCACGGCACTGATCGACGCGTTCGATTCGTGCTGCGACTCAGTCCATACCTGTCTTGCGTTGATCAGCCTCATGCTGCTTCCCTCTTCAATTCTTTAGTCTTCGCCAGGTAATCGGCCTTGATGTTTTTCAGGTCTTCAATGGTGTACCGCTTCGGGTCGTGCGGTCCTTCGAGCCAATCCACCTTGTCGGCGCCGATGCGCTTCACCAGCTCGATGCGGTAATTCACGATGTCGCCGGATTTGTGCGTATTGCACGGAGAACATTGCCGGTGACAGTTCAGCGGTTCGAAGCGCAGCGCCGGGTTACTCCCCACTGTCCGGTAGTGCCCCGCGTCGAACTTGCCCTGGTGGTGCCGGTTGCAGCTGATGCACGGCAGAGCCGCGTCACGCTCACGGACCCAGGCGTTGAAAGCGATCTGGGCCTCTTTCATGTACTGCCCCTTCGGCTTGATCCGCTCCTTGGCTGCGCGGATCTCTTTCCGCCCGAGATCCGCGATCGCCTTGCGCGCCTTCTCCCGGTTCACGTCCTTGATGACCAGGCCGCACTTGGGGCTGCACACGGCTTGCCCGATGCGCTGCGGCGGGAAGCTGATGCCGCATGCCGGGTTCTTGCACTTCTTCGGTCGTGGTTGCTTGGCGATCATGCAGCCTCCTTGCTGAGCAAATCAGTGAACACCACGCCCTGGCCGGTGAAGAACGCGGCCATACGGTCGGTGTATTGGATGCCCTGGGCGCGGTTGAACAGGCTGGTCACCGGGAAGCCGTCCGGGCCGAACAGCTTGCATTCACCCATCATGGCCAGCTTCTCCTCATAGGGAAGATGGCGCATGACCCGGTACCACGCTGCCTGGAACCCTGAGTCCTCGTTGAGTAGGATCTGCACGCCGAAGTGCAGCTTGCAGTAGCGCCGGGCATCGGCCGCATCGCCGATCTGGGTCATCTCGGCAATTCGCTTGTACATCCCGAACCACAGAGAGTTCTGGTCGAGGGTGCGGTCCTTGCCCGGGCGCAGAGACACCACGACGTACTTCTTGTCGCGGTACATGGTGGTCAAGCTGGTGATTGCCTCGGAGAGCTTGGCCTGGCTGTTGACGCTGATTTTGTCAGTCATCAGGCCCCCTCCCCGTTGCCGCGCTGCGACTCCCAGTTGAACAAGATCAGCTTGCCGCCGTTCTCGCGCAGACGATCCACAACGCGATCACCCATGTACGTCGGAAGGTCGTCCCGACCACGGTTGGAGATCACGATCATTGGCTTCATCGATTCGTACCGGGAGTTGATCAGCTCAAACATCACGGTCCGCTCGAACTCCGTGGCATTCTGCACGCCAACCTCATCGAGGATCAGCAAGTCCGGTGCTGCGAAGAACTGGTAGGCCTGCACTTCGTTGTGCGCGGTATCGCGGTCGAACGATGCCTTCACATGGCGGATCACGGCGCCGGCGGTGACGTAGAGCGCAGTCAAGCCGAACTCACGCATAACGTGGTTGCCGATGGCTGCGGCCAAGTGAGTCTTGCCGGTGCCGACATTGCCCAGCAGCATCAGGCTGCGGCCGCGCTGGGCGTGCGCCGGGAAGCTTTCGGCGTACTCCGTGCAGATGGCCAGGGCACTCTTCTGCCCAGGGTTGTCGGCGCGGAAGTTGGCAAAGTTGCGCTCAGCAAAGCGTGGCGGGATGCAGGACCGGCCAACTCGGGATTCGATGGCACGCCGAGCGTTCTCGCGACTCAACGCTTCCTGCTCGACACGATCAGCCTCAGCCCGCTTCTCATCGGCGCAGCGCTGGCAGCCGGACCATACCGCCGAGCGAGTCTTGCCCAGACCAGTCAGGAAGTCGGTGTATTCGCCGTGCATTGAACATTGGCGTTTCTGCGATTCCAGGACCTGGCCGAACACGCCGATCGCGCTCACGATGTTAGATGCGATACGAGCCATCGGCATTCACCTCGAGGTTGGCTGCGTGGTCGATCTGATCCAGTTCGGTGTGGCGAGACTTACCCGGGAACTGGTGCACGTTGTTCGGCTTATCGGGGAATATCCCGGTCCAGCCATTGCTGATCGAGGTGCTCAGAACAGAGTCGGGCGTCGGATGATTCGCCAGGGCCTTGGCCTGCTGCTCGCAGCTCTTGGCGGTCAGCGGCTTTCGAATCTCCTTGCGGTGCTGGCACCAGTCGGCCCATACCGAGGTGCTCACGTTTTCAGGCTTGGCCATCAGCGGATCGAACTTCGCTGACTTGCGCGGCGCGCCAGCGCCCTGCTCTTTCGGTTCATTGGTGGTTAATGGATGGTTAGAGGACGGATTGGCTGCAGCTCCTGCACCCCGTTCTGTTGTGGTTTGCACCCCGTTCTGTTGTGAGCTGCACCCCGTTGTGTCTTCATTTGCACCCCGTTGATAACCGGGTGCAGGTGGTGCACCCCGCTCAATGCAGAGGTCGTACACCACTGGGCGACGATCATGACGATCAATATAGGCGGCTGCGATGGACTGATTGCCAAGACGGATGGCGCCAATTTCTTCTAGGTGATCCAGCTTGTAACGGACAGTTCGGACAGAAAGACCGGTGTCGTCGCTCAAGCTGCTCGCGGACGGGAAAGCGGCCTTGCCGTTCTTGTCGGCATAGTTGGCCAAGCACAGGAGGATGTGACGCGCGGTGGCGTCTTTGATGTCGCGCTGTTCAAGCGCCCACGTCATGGATTGAACGCTCAAGCCACCGCCTCCACCACGACCTTGATATGGCAGAATTCCCCATTCCAGGCGGCCTTCATTGGAAGCTTCTGCTTCATGTACAGGTCATGCAGACGCTTGGCGCCATCCTTCAGCAACACTGGGATGTACTTCAAGAATGGGTCTTTGCCTTCCTGCTCGATAGTGGTCATGCGCTCTGTGAGGTACTTGTCGCGTGCCTGGCAACCAACCCGATACTTCACGGAGCGCTTCGAATCACGCTCGGCGTTGTAGATCCAGTTACGGGCCAGCAGTGCGTTGTTGATCTGCTGGCAGTTCACGCCGTTCAGGCGCTTGCAGAATTGCGTCGGGGTCATGCCAACCTGAAAGATCGACTCAAGGCTGGCGATCTTCTCAGCCTGCTGGTGGTTCTCGATGGCCAGCGCAACGTTCTGCTCTTCCAGATCGGCGGCCAGGCGCAAGGCATCGGCGCGGGTCTGCGGGACAGTGAAGCCCTGCCCGCGCACAAGGTTCCAGAATGCTTTGACCAGGGTCTTCTTGAATTCGCGAACAATGGGGCCGTTGCGCATGTAGGTCATGAGCAGCGTGGACTGTTGTTCGTTGAGCAATGCGAGCTCTCGCGTCTGCGCCCCGCCAGCAGTATCAAAGGGTCGGATTTCAAATCCGACCCTTCCGAACTCTTCCAGATCAGCCTGATAGGTACGGACCAGCTTGATGACGCTGGCGTGGTCGATCTTGCAGCCTTGGGCAATTGCCAGCGTGGTGGTGACAGGCTCACCATCGATCACCGACACGATGCCGATGAAGTTCGGGCGCGACACGTTTTGCGAATTATGAAAACGTGTCGCGACATGGTTCGGGGTATTGCTTGAATTGGGTTGGCTCTGCATAATCGGCCCTCTCTAGTTTTGCGAATCAGCCGACCTTCTCCGTCGGCTTTTTTGTGCCCGGGATTCAGGCAATTTTCAAATTCGGTCGGTGCTTGGCGAGCAGCGCTTCAGCCTTCCGGCCCAGCTCCCCTGCCCGCGCTTCAACTTGGCGACACTGCTTGGCGAATGCCGGCAGATGCGGCAAGTCCTCTTCGCACATCACCTGGTCGTCAAACACTTCGCTGCCGGTGTCGATCACATCGCCCAAGGCGCGGATCAATGCGCCGAAGCTTTTGTTCGCGCACTGCTCACTCGGCATCTGGCGGGCGCCGATCAAGCCGTGGCGGCTGGCCAGTTCGTTGATGCAGTGGTCGCGAAATTCAGGCTCCAGAGCATTCACCCACGACTCTTCCAGCCAAGACGGCATCTCTTGTTCGCCAGACAGCCAGCGCTGAACGCGTTTGAGCCAGCGACCAGTTGCCTTAACGAACTCACCCACGTCGTTCAGGCGCGCCAGTTCTTCGAAATCAGGAACCTTTGCCATCTCTACCTTCGCAGCAGGCACGATCAGGTAAATTTCCCGGCTCAGCGCCTGGGCGAAGTCGTCCTGGCTCAAGCTGGTGCGGGCAATCTGGTTTGCCGCGTGCGCGACAAGCACCTGATCACGGGTTTGGGCGCTGTGTCTTGGACTGGACGTTTCCATACGGGCTGCTCTCTTCTAATCTGGCTTCAATGGATCGGCGGGCAGGGATGTCGCTAAGCAGCCTGTTCCTTTTTGGTCGCCTTGAACTTGCCCTTGGAAAGAACCTGAATCTGGTATTGGCGGGACTCTGGAATGGACTCCCCCCACATGGTCACGGCGCTCGGACGGATGCCCAGCGCCGCTGCCAGTTTTGTCTTGCTGCCGAAGAATTCGGCGACTTCATGCGTATTCATTGCGCATCCTCATTCGAGCTTCTCGCAATTTCAGCATGCTTAAGTTATTGCGTCAACGACGTTTTCCTCCTACTGCATGCTTAAATTCAGTTAACTTAATATTGAGTCCATGGAAAGACATGAACGTATTGCCCGGGCCATCGCGCTCAGTGGGAAAAAGAAGGGGGAAATTGCTTCGCTTTGCGGCGTTGCAAACTCTGCTGTAACCCAGTGGATCACCGGCGAGAGTAAAAGCCTCAGGCCGGAGAACCTGTATGCGCTTGCAAAGGCCACCGGATTTCGTGCCGAGTGGTTGGCCATCGGCGAGGGTAACGAGGTAGAGAAAGCCGACTCAAACGTCGGAGAAGCCCGCCAGCTTGTTGAGTCCTACCGCTACCCGGTAATCAGTTGGGTGGCTGCCGGTGCCTGGGCTGAAGCCGTAGAGCCCTACCCGGCCGGATTCTCGGATCGGTACGAGTTTTCTGAATACGACTCGAAGGGCGCTGCGTTCTGGCTTGAGGTCAAAGGTGACTCGATGACCTCCCCTGTCGGGCAAAGCATCACCGAAGGCACACTGATCCTGGTGGACACCGAAGCCGAGGCAGCACCTGGCAAGCTGGTGATCGCCAAGTTGCCGGAGAGCAATGAGGCTACTTTTAAGAAGCTGGTGAATGACGGCGGCAAGCTTTTTCTGAAGCCACTGAACTCTGGCTACCCGATTGAACCGTTCAATGAGGACTGTCGGATCGTTGGTGTTGTAGTTCGCGCTCTGCAGAAGTTTTAGGGCGCTAGTCCAACAGCAGATTTCGATTCTGGGACATGTGTGGGCGATGTATTCGCGTTGAAGGAATGATATTTCAATGGAAGTGAAGATGCGCATGCCAAAGATTGCTGGCCTCTTGCTGGCGGCACTCCTTTCTGGCTGCAGCAGCGCACCGAAGGAAAAAACGGAATTCGAGAAGCAAATTGACTCGGCGCCGATGCCCACCACTGAGGCTGATCGGCTGAATCAATGCAAAAATCTCAGCGACCTGCTTTTTTTTGAATTGCAGGATATTGCCGGCTTAAACGGGTTTTCTTCTGCTTTCAAGCCTCATGACCCTTCGAAATCCTTAGCACTTAGCCGGCGCATGGATTCGATAAGCTGCACCAAAGCAGAAAGGCGGAACTGGCTCCAACGGTCGCAGCCTTAGCAGAATAGATGGCTGTTTACGCTGATGAGGTGAAGGCTGGAAAAATTGTGCGGGCAAAAGCTGAATCACTCGAGGCTCTGGGCACGTGATTTGGTGCACGATGTATTTGCGCTGACGCTGATGAAGCAATGCCCTGAGGAAGGGTTGATTAATGCCAAAGAAACATCAGGAAAGCAAAGCAGCGACTGCTGCTGACATTGAGCGCTCTATCCAGGCCTTGAACAAAATGGCCGAACGCCTTTGGGAGATGGCCGAGAAACTGAGGCGAAAGCCCTGCTCGATGCCTTGGATGCACTAAATCGGGCGCTGGACCGCATCAGGATTGGCGAAAGTCGCAGGGTTGTGACTCTTCATTGAAGACCGTAGGAAGGATTGGCGGGGCAAGACTGAGTGATCTGTCGCGTCGGTGATTTGTAGGGCGCACCGGAGCCAAGGGTTAACAGTTGTCACGATAATCATTAAAGGCGCTGCGGAACACCTGGCACCGAGGAAGTCATCGTGCAGGCACTACAGAAGTTTTAGTAAACCAGTCTATAGTCAATACAAGCACACTAACATTCAGGAGTAAGAAATGGATTTCATAGAAAAATATCGGCCAATAGTCGAGTTCGTCTACTTCGTCTCAGGCCCGCTTGTACTGATTGGCGTAATAGCTACATTCCTTCAGTTGCTAGCATTTAAAAAGGATTCCACAACCAGATTCAAAAGAGAAACAATAATAACCACCATGGATATACTAGAACGTAAGCTTGTCCAAATTTCCGAGCATTATGGCGACGCGTTCTCCTATCCTGGCTATCCAGAAAGCCCACAGCCAAACGTAGAAATAACCGGCCACTCTTCAAAACATAACATATTCAATCCTGACTGGATATCTTGGTATACACACGAAGACAATCTTGACTTTTACAACAATATCAGCAACACACTAAACGACCTCGAATCTTTGGCTCAATACATCTATTCCGGCGTCACCGATGAAGAAATGTGCTTCAAGCTTGAACACACTTCAGTAATTTATTATATAAATGAATTACTACCATATATAGTCCAGTCGCGTTCCGACGATGAAGATCACATGTATGAAAATATTGTTAGACTTCATAAAGAGTGGACAGCAAAACTTCATCATGACAAAACAAGAAAAGAGCTAATCCGCACCACAGAAGCTCTTCATGCAAATCCTCGACCAAAATCAGAAAAGCCCATCGGACTTTAGCCCGCGATACAACCGAGGATTGATGGCATGGCGCACTCACTTCAATACCAGATAACCGAATCCGTTCGCGTCGTCGAGATCGAGGTGGGGAAACTGTTCGATTTGGCAACAATGCTGAAGAACGCTGGAAATGATGTCTTAGCGATGGCGGTCTCGAACCAGGCGAATAAGCTGCTTGAGGCTGCAATAGCGCTGAGAATCGCGATGGCAGGCTGACTGCTTACGCTGATGAGGTGAAGGCGGGAATGCAGGCCAAGCCTTCCGACCTGGCCGTTTCGTCACTATTCAATCAGTAGCTCATCATACTCACCGGCAGCCAACGCCTCCTCGTTGTACTCATACCCCAGCGCTTCAATCTTTTTGCGTTTTTTATACAGCCCAAGCTCCTGCCTTGCATGACTCAGGGCTTCGTCCTTGATGAAGTCCTCGTACCCGCTAAAGACTGGGTAGTCGTTGAAGATAAGAAGCTGGTCTAGCTTTTGGTGAAGCGAGTCCATCGTCATTTCTTTCTTTGTGAGAGCTGTACTCTCGGCGTAAAGCATGAACTGCTCAGACAGCAGGTGCAGCCGGTATAGTTCATCGCTGTTGAGGTAATTCTTGCCGGTCTTCGCTTCTTCAAATGTCGGATAGTCACCACGCGTCGTTTGCATGCCCATCGACTCGGCGTGATGATCTGCCCGATCAAGGATCAATTTCGAGCTTGTCATACCCGTGACTGCGTGGTGAAACTTGTCCTGCAGTAGAGCGTAAAAGCTTCTGACAGTCTTTGAGTTAGGGTCGTAGTCAGAAGAACAAATCTTGAAGCACTCTCGAACCTTGGCGTAGACCTGCTTCTCTTCTGATCTCAGAGCGCGAACAGCAGCAGCTAGTTTGTTAAGTTTCTCAGGAGACTCGCGAAGAGCCTTCTCGTTAATTACATAGCCTTGCTCAATGAAGGTCTTTAAGGTTTGCGTGGCCCACTGACGGAATGCAATGGCATTCTTGGCATTGACGCGGTAGCCGACCGACAGAATCGCGTCCAGGTTGTAGTGCTTGATGGTCCTCTCGACGAACCGGCCACCCTCCCTTCGAACTACCGAGAAATCCTCGGTAGTTGCCTTTTCGTCTAGCTCACCGACAGCGAAGATATTCTTAAGGTGAAGCCCTACGTTGTCTGCTGTCGTTTCAAACAGATCCGCCATGTTTTGGCTCGTCGCCCACATTGCTTGCTGACCTGGCTCGAACTTCAGCTTTACCTGTGAGCCTTCGCGAACGAACAAGATAGTGTTTTCGTTCGGCTTTATCGGATCGTCTTCCATTGTCACTCTCTGCTCCCTAGATTGGCGATTATCGCAACCATGCCATTTCGCCTAAGCGCCGGCAACCAACAGCTACCGATTGACAACGCCCGGCCCTGCGCCGGGCTTTTTCGTTCTGGCGTTCACGCTATTTTCACACTCAAGCACGTAGCGTTGTTTCTGCTCCTTGCAAGACCTTAAGCCCGCTAATCCCCATCGCGGGCTTTTCTTTGTCTGCGATTCCTGAGATGCCAGCTTTTATCCTGCGCTACGCTTTCCACTCCCTCGAATGGAGTCGAAGCTATGCCCTCCCCCGAATACTCTCTTCCCGATGTCCTTGAGCGCATGCATGAAAATCAACACGCCCTGGAGGCTGCCATTATGGAGCTGACGCTGCTGATTGAGAGCCAAGGTGCGATCGAGATCGGCGGTAATGTCCGCGGAGCGCTGGATACGATCCGTGAGAATGCCGGGCATATCAACCAAGGCTTGGCCAGGCTAAAGGCTCAAGGACAGAACTGATCGAGGCCGTTCTCTTCTGATATACGCAACAGAGTATGAGCCCGCCAAACGCGGGCTTTTTTGTGCCCGGAGAAAATGCGCAGGCCCCTACCCCGCAACAGATAGATGTCTCTTGCCAAAATATGACAGGAACAATACTGTACATACATACAGTTATTAGCAAGGAGCTTTCTATGTCAAAAATCGCGTCACCCGTATCACAAGCCAGAGATTCATATGAATTGGTTGGTCGGCGCATCCAGCGTCTGATAGCTGCGCCCGGTGTTCAAAAGGTCCAGGCCATAACTGTGACCAGGCTTGAAGCAGAACCCGCTGAAGCATGGCAGCAAGTCCTTCAGGAAATTGAAGAGACCAGCGGGGTAAGCATGGAGCGCCTTGAGAGCGGCGCGGTAAGGATCGGGTGGCGACAGTACTGCGAAGCCTGAAATGAGCCCGCCTTCGAGCGGGCTTTTTGTTGACCACACATTTCAGCATTCTGAATTTAATTTATTCAGCATGCTTGACAGGTTAATTTCAGCTTGCTTAAATTCATCTCAAGCCAACGCAACATCGGCCCAGCAGCGAAAGCCGCGCCGCTCTTTAACAACCTACGCCATACACGATTACCCGGCTCACGCTGGGAGGTCAGCCCCGGCCACACCTGTGGGGCGAGAGAAAGTCAGGTGAACAAAATCGCGCTGCCACTACTGGCGACCGGCGATCCGATAGCCCCGAAAGGCTACCAACGCGCAGAACTGCGACGGCGGACGAGGTGTTGACCGAACTGGCGAATGACCCGGTAGGAGGTGCGAGCAAAACGAAAGATTTACTGATGCCGCTTCGATGAGGCGGCATTGGAAATTAACAGAGGACTTGAAGATGACACCGGAACAGAAAGTGAAATTCTTGATCCTGGCGCTCGATGCTCGCTGGCAGAAAAAGAAAGCGCCGAGTTACGCCACGATGACTGGCGCCGATGCGGATGCAGGCTATGCCTCATTGGTAGATGCCGGCGAGCATTGGGATAGCGAGACCCGCTGTGGCGACGTTGAGACGGATATCTCTTGCGACGGCGGCCGCCACTACGAAGCCAAGTCGGTCGCCGCTCAGCTACCAGACGGCTCGTGGGTAGGCTGGACGCATTACTACGGCGGCGGCAAACATGCCGAGCCGGATGCCATCGAGTGGATGAGCGAAGCCTACGACCTCTCGTGTGTCGAGGAAGAGAAGGTGGTGACAGCTCGCACCTTCAAAAAGATCGCGACATAGATCAGCCAGCGCTAAAGACCACAGCCCGCACATGCGGAACTTCAGAAAAAAAGCAACAGGACATGATCAAAAGTCGAATGACTTCCCCTCAGTTCAATCTGCTCTTTTCAGAGAGTCCATTGCAAAATTTTCTATATGACGTTTGCCACTTGCATCAAACCAGCTGCACTTAGCTCCATTTCTTGGTCCATTGCCGAATCCGCCAGCAGAAAAGTCCCCTATCTGTTCAATGGTCATTCTCGGACCTCCACTCTTCAGGCGTACTACCTGGCCTGGCGCTAAATTCTGCATTCATTCGCTCCCTAAATAATGGCGCAGCGATTCTACACGTTACTTTTCGAATCTACCCATATGCACTCCCCTCCGCGCCCAACGGCAACCAGCGGAACGGATGAGTGCAGCCGAGTTTTTGGATCAGGTCACGCTTTGAATGCGCGGCTGGAAATGCTGACATTATTTTGGTCTGGATCTTTGGCATTGGAAAAACTGTACCCCTCTGCCTCGTGTGTCGGGCCAAAAAGCAGCCCCTTTTCTGCAGAGGTCTCCTTAAAAGCCTGAACGTCATCCACGTCAAAAACGATTTTGACGCACGCCTGACCGTTCTTTAGGCCTTTGGCCGCCTTGTGCAGAAGTAGCTTGGCGCCACCTGCTGGCGAAGTCAGTTCCGTGATGCCATTGAGTTCCGGCAATGCGGAAAACCCAAAATGCCGAGTGTAGAAATCAGATGTCTTCGCGACATCCTTCGCATAAATGATCACCGCATTGATTGCTGGCTTCATATCACCCTCCCTGGTTTGTCGCTCAAATCAGCTAGCCATCTTAGACGTAAATCCTCAACACGCCACCATCCAACTCATCCCGCCACCCTGGAGGCGACCATGTCAGCGCTACGCAAGGCTCAGTTTCAATACGACAACCTTATGCCGCCTCCGGTGAGCGAAGACGACCCGGCTGAAATTGAGTGGCTGGAATCGAACGCGGAAAACCTGATGCGCGGCTACGTCGTCAGCTGGGGTATCCGTGCAGATCGCGGTGAGGTAACCCAGGCCGAGCTTTACAAGGCTGTGCAGGACCATGTGAACCAACGCCAGATCGACGGCGAGGACAAGAAGGATGCCCTCGGCCAACTGGTGATCGCTGCCTTGGGTTACAGCACATCCAGCCTGATGATGGACATGGCCATCTACCTGCTCGGCTCCAAGACGGCGCTGAAGGATATCGCGCTTGAACTGCTGAAGCCTTACGCGACCAAGGCCGTTGCGTTTCAGGAGGAACAGAATGGACTTGAACAGGGGTGCGGATTTTGAGCCCTCACATCCTGATCGATCAGGCGCTCGACGGTGTGGCCACACCCACTGGCCAAGAGGACATCAGCCTGCTGGTTCAATCACTGATCACCCGTCTGTTCACTGATGGTGCGATCACCTCTGACGAGTTCAACCATTACTGCAAGCGGCTGCGAAACATTTGCCAGCAGCGCAAGGAGGCATGATGACGACATCACCAGTCAAAACGTTGATTGACGAGCAGCTCGACGAGATCGAATCGAAACTGGTCCTGCTGGGCTTCGGCCTGCCCTTCAATGAAGTGATTGGCAAGCCGCGGGAAATGCGCGTGGCGAATCTTCCTCAGCGTATGGCGGCAACCATGAAAGGCGGTCGGATTGCGGTGAGGGTTCGACCTTGAGATCAATCTTCTGGCTGCTCACCGCCGGCCTGCTGATAGTGATGCTGGCCTATAACGTCATCCGAGACGCATCCGGCGTCTGCCAGCCACCACAAGTCGCTCACAGGTTCTTCCAGTGACCAGCCGCCAGCGGGCGCGGCGCCTGCTGATCTGGCGCGGCTCGTTCCCCGCTATCACCGTCTTCGCCTTCCTGATGTTGCTCAGCGCTCTCGCTGATCGCGTAACCCAATAACCCAACCTTTCAACGCTGCGTACATCGCGGCAAGGAACCCGTATGTCCGCAGAGCGCAAACCCAGCCAAGTTGTGGAGGGTGTCGAGTCGAGCGTGGTCACCACCATCGATCAGCGCCGATCGCCAAATGTCGCAACCGAGGTTCCGGCTCAATCTAACGACGCTGCCAGCATCATGTCCGTGATCATCCAGGTCGCCGCCAATCCAAATGTCGATGTCGGCAACATGGAGCGGCTGATGCAGATGCACGAGCGTCACGTCGACCGACAGGCTTCGGCGGCATTCAGCATCGCAATGGTCAGCGCGCAGAAGCGAATCAAGCCGGTGACGCGCAACGCGCTCAACAAACACACCGCCAGCACCTACGCCAGGCTCGAAGATATCGACCGAGCTATCAGCCCGATCTTTACCGAGGAAGGTTTTTCCCTGTCCTTCGGCACCGCCGATTCTCGTCTGCCTGGTCACCTTCGTGTCACCTGTGAATGCATGCATGCCGGCGGCCATACGAAGCTTTACCAGCTTGACCTTCCGATCGACGCCGCAGGCTCTGGCGGCAAGACAAACAAAACCGGTGTGCAGGCGAACGGATCGACGATCAGCTACGGCCGGCGATACCTGACCCAGATGATTTTCAACGTCACCACGACCGATGACGACGATGACGACGATGACGGGAATTCTGGGACTCCACCCGCAGAGGTCTTGCCGCCGGAGCCTGAAGCCCTTCCCCCGTATCCACCCGAAAAGTTCACCGAGAACTTCCCAAAGTGGGTCGCCATGATTCTGAGCGGGCAAAAAACAGCTGAACACATCGTCGTGATGCTCGGGCTTAAGGCATCTCTAACCGAGTACCAGAAAAAAACCATCCTCGCAATCATCGCGCCATCACAAGAAGGAGACGCATCTTGAAAATTCATTCAGTAATCCAAGGCTCCGAAGCCTGGCATGCGCTCCGCGCCAACTACTTCACCGCCTCCGAGGCACCAGCCATGATGGGCGCCTCGAAACAGATGAAGCGCACTGAGCTGCTCAGCGCCAAAAAGACCGGCCTCGACCGCGACGTATCGTGGTGGGTGCAAAAATACCTGTTCGACAAAGGCCATGAAGCTGAAGCCCTGGCTCGGCCAATTCTGGAAGCGCGGATCGGCGAAGACCTTTTTCCCGTCGTCGGCACCGACGGCGACCTGCTCGCCTCGCTCGACGGCTGCACCATGCTCGGCGAAACACTGTTCGAGCACAAAATGTGGAACGAGCAGCTGGCCGCCGACGTACTGGCCGGCAACCTGGATCCGCACTACTACTGGCAGCTCGAACAGCAACTGCTGGTGAGTGGCGCCGAGAAAGTGATCTTCGTTTGCTCCGATGGGACCGAAGACAATTTCGTGTCGATGGAATACACACCGGTGCCTGGCCGCGCCGCGACGCTCATTGCCGGATGGAAACAGTTCCAAGCCGACTTGCTCGACTTCACGCCGGTCGAAGTCGTGCCGGAAGCTGTCGGCAAGACGCCGGACAGCCTTCCAGCGCTGCGTATCGAAGTCACCGGCATGGTTACCGCCAGCAACCTGGAGCAGTTCAAGGCTCACTCGCTGGCCGTCTTCGACTCAATCAACACCGTTCTGGAAACCGACCAACACTTCGCTGACGCCGAGAAGACAGTCAAATGGTGTGGCGATGTCGAAGAACGACTGGCAGCAGCCAAGCAGCATGCGCTGAGCCAGACCGAAAGCATCGACGCGCTTTTCCGCACTATCGATGAGATCAGCGCCGAGGCACGCAACAAACGCCTGATGCTCGACAAACTGGTCAAAGCCCGCAAGATCAGCATCCGCGAAGACATCGTCATGAGTGCGGCGAAGGCGCTGCAGGGGCACATCGATCAGATCAACAACTCACTAGGTGGCAAAGCTCGCATGCCGGCCGTGCCCGCCGATTTCGCTGGCGCAATCAAGGGTAAGAAGTCCATCACCAGTCTGCGCGATGCCGCCGATTCGGAACTGGCCCGCGCGAAAATTGCCGCCAGCCAGGTCGGTGACAGCATCCGCGCAAATCTCGCCAGCTTGGTCGAGCTGGCTGCCGACTATGTCTTCCTGTTCAACGACGTCCAGCAGCTTGTGCTGAAGGCGAACGATGACCTGGTGGCGCTGATCAAGGTTCGGATTTCGGAACACAAAAAAGCCGAAGAAGAGAAAGCCGAAGCCCAACGCCTTCGGATTCGGAACGAGGAGCTACAGCGGATCGAAGACGAAGCGAAGGCGAAAGCACTTGTCGCGACCGTTGCCGAGCCTGCTCCTGTTGTGACACCTGCACCGGCGAAAGCAGCTCCAATCGTTCAAGCAGCCTCGAAGCCAGTTGCGGTGCAATCCAGCCAACCGGTAGCGATGCAGGCTGAGGTTTACGATCTCGAAGCATTAATCAAGGCCGTGGCCTACGGCCAAGCCCCGATATCGATGCTGGCGGTGGACTGGGAAAAGCTCGACGCACTTGTCGCCGAGCAAGGCGCCAAGTTCAGCATGGCCGGCGTGAGGCTGGTGAAGGTGGCCGCATGAATGCATCCAGAACCTTAACCCTTCAGCAGGAGCAGGCTCGGATCGATGCCGCCCGCGAGGCTTTCATAGCTCGCGGCAAGACCGTCCAGATTCTAGAGTCGTTTCAGTTCAAGCCGGCACCGGCCAGGAAAGAAACGATTGACCCTGAAACAATCCTCAAGCGTCGCCCCAAGGCCCTGAGCCGCTCCGAGCGGCAGGCACTTCGCAAAATGGCGGACTCACTATGAGCAAGAGAAAGCCCCACAACCTCAAGGCGCGGATTGATCGTTCATGCCGCGCCCTGTTGAGCACCAACCACGTCGCGGTAGTGAACATCGACCCCAGCGGCCGCCAAGGAATGATCAATTACAAGTCGCTGAAGAGCATCGCGCCCGGGAAGATTGGCCAGGCAGTGTGTGGCATCCCCCACCGCTGGACGATCTACCTCAGCGCTCTCTGTATTGATGCCCGCGGCGACCGCTACAGCAAGTCGATTGAGGTGGCGCCGGACGGCGTGTACCTCTCCGGCCACTTGGAAGACGTGATCGAGCATTGCTACAAGAAGCTGCGCGACTCGGCCAATCAAAGCCAGATGGTGGCTTCTGGCTGGATCGCAATTCCGGAGTCCTTGTCGCTCGACGAAGCTCATGCAGCGCGGATTTTTGAAGCGGTCGGGGCCTGGAATCAGGTCAAGGTAGCAGCGTGAGACGCTTCCGCACCCAACAACGCAAACGACAAACCTGGCTGGCACTGCCGGCCAGCGGGATAGCCGAGGTGGACAATGGCAGCCGAGCCGAAAGAGCGATCAGCAAAGACTGCGGCGAGGCGAAAGACTCGCGGCGAGGAAGAAATCAGGCTCCACTGCATGGCTGGCACCCGCCAAGCACTGGCTGAGCTGATGGCCTGGAGCGGCATCGAGGAACAGGGCGAGGCGATCACGCTGATGATTCATCATCTTCATGCGTTAGGGCCTCAAAAGTCCGCCCCGCTGCTGGCCCCACCGCGACACGAATACGAGATACCCGAAAACGTGTCGCGTAAACTGGAGATCGCCTACAGCCGCGAGGCTCTTCGCCGCTGCCAGGATGACTGATTACTTGATTTTTGATTTCAGGTAGTTGAGATACTCAGCCGCCTGGGACTTCTCTTTTGGTCCCCCGGGGCCATCGCTGCCCATGATTGAAGAGAGTGCAGCATCAAAAATAGGATTGGCTGGCAGAGTTACTTGATTCTGTTTTAGCGCAGCGATAAGCAGATTCTCCACTGCATCGATTTGTGCTTGATTACTCATATGTCACTCCTTGAGCCGGCCCAGTGCCGGTCATCTGTAATACCCCATCCCGACAAAACACGCCACCGCATCCGGTCACGGAGGGCGGCGATTGAGCTACAACGGCGCATACGTCCGGCAGCACTCAGGTGCCCGCCGAAGCCGACATAGGAGTAATTGCCCTGCGGGAGGGCCGTTATGGGCATGCCGCAAAAAAACCACATATCAGATCGCGTTGCCGTACCCATCAGCAAAAGCAATCGAAACAACATTCACCGGTTCATCTGCAGCAAGCGTAAGGAAGAAGCTAATCCCTTTTTTCAAATCAGGCCCAGTAAACGACCGTCTATATATTTTCCCGTCAGAACTGTGGCTAGAGTTGGTTAAGGACATTCTACATATGTCTGGAATCTTAAGGTCTCCAGATGTGCCGATCCTTTCGAACACTTCGCGATACCCATCGGTTTCAACCTGAATTGATGCGCCGGATATGGGAGATAAATTGCTCGTGAACTCCAAAATAGTTTCAAACAATCCGTCAGCACGCTGACCTAGCGCATAAACATTCACGACAGCATTCGAATATGGTTCCATGCGACGAGCTTTAGGTTTGTTTTCGAGACCTGATATTAGCTCTTCGCACGCATCTTCAAAGCCTTTATTCGTAAAGTTTGAATACAGTTTCTCCCGAAGAAAAAAAGGAACCTTACAAGCTTCCAATAAAACAGGTATTACAAACTTATTTCCCAGCCCTTTTTCCTCTGCCACCTCCATGATAAGGCCGCCATTAAGTTCCTTTTCCACCCAAGGCGACTGAATAGATTCAGGAGAGAGAAACACAACAAGCTTATCTGAACTTTCTACCCCTTCCGATATCTTGTTGACGAGTGAGTCGCCTGGCGTCATTTCCCACTCATCCAACCAAACCGTATAGCCCTTCTGCTCTAAGTATTGGCCAACGTGGCGAACATTCGGTTTGTCCTTCGAAGTATGGCTTAAGAAAATTTTCATAGTGCCCCCTGATATCCGGCTCCATGCCGGGCCGAACACCAATACCCCACTTCAACGAATCACGCCAGCCGGCGAGGATCCTCTATGTCCGCACAACAGAAGTTACCCCAGTTCATCCATGGCCAGCCAAGCATGGGCCTGCCGTTCGAAAAAGAACTGGTGGTCGACCTGTTCGCCGGCGGCGGTGGCGCCAGCACCGGCATCGCTCGGGCGTACCGGGAGCCCGATGTCGCGGTAAACCACAACCCGATCGCTCTGGCTGTGCACCGCGCCAACCACCCGCAGACAGAGCACTATGTCGCCGACGTGTATGAGGTGTGCCCCCGGAAAGCAACGGGCGGCCAGCCAGTGGCAATTATCTGGGCGTCACCTGACTGCCGTCATCACAGCAAAGCCAAGGGTGGGGCCCCGCGTGATCGTGGAGTTCGCGGGCTGGCGTGGGTAGTGATTCGCTGGTGTTTCGTCACCAAGACGCGACTGCTCTTCTTGGAGAACGTCGAAGAATTCTGCGACTGGGGGCCGATCGATGACGAAGGCCAGCCGATCAAGGCCGAGCGCGGGCGCACCTTCAAGGCATTCATTGCAGCGATCAGCACAGGGCTTCCCGCCGATCACCCGGACATGCCGGAAATCATGCAGGCCATCGGGGAGTTCGTGCCGATGGATGCGTTGGTGCGTGGCCTTGGCTACAACGTCGAATGGCGCGAGCGCATCGCCGCCAACGCCGGAACACCGACCATCCGTAAGCGCCTGTACCTGGTAGCACGCAGCGATGGCAAGCCGATTGTCTGGCCAGCGCCGAAGCGCCACAAGACGCCTACCGCCAAACAGCAGCCTTGGCGCACTGCCGCCGAGTGCATCGACTGGAGCAACCTCGGCCGAACCATATTCCGGGATAAGCCAATGGCAGAAAACACCATGCGCCGCGTGGCCAAAGGCTGCTGGCGCCATGTGTTAACCGGCTCGAAGCCGTTCATTGTCCCGATGCGTGGCACCTCGGAATCACACACCAGCACCCACGGCGTGGACGAAGCGCTGTCGACCATCAGCGCCGGAGGCACACATCACGCATTGGTCCAGCCTGTGGCAGCGCCATTCCTCACTGAGTGCGCCAATGGCTCGGCGCAACGCAACTTCGATGTGCAGGAGCCGCTGCGTACACAGGTCGCCCAGGTCAAGGGCGGGCACTTCGCGCTGGCCGCGGCGAACATGGTCACTCTGCGAAAAGGTTCGGTTGGTGCTGATGTCGACAATCCCCTCGGCGTGATCGCTACCAGCACCGGGCACCACGCGGTGTCGTCAGCGTTCTTCGAACAGGCGAATGGCGGGTTCTACAAAGGCGACGGCCGATCGGCTTACGACCCTATTTCTACCATCTGCCAATCCGGCGCCAACCAGCGGCTGGTAAACGCCTACCTGGTGAAGTACTACGGTAACGAGAAGGACGGCATTTCGCTCACCGAGCCCATGCATACCCTGCCGACGAAGGATCGGGTTGCGCTGGTTGAGGTCGTGCAGGTGCCGGACACGCTGACGCCGGAACAGATGGAAGGCGCTCGACGCTGCGCCGCCTTCATGCACGAATACCTGCCGGAGCACTTCAAAGACCCCGCCGAAATGGTAATGGTCGGCGGCTACGTGCTGGTAGACATCACCCTGCGCATGCTGCAACCGCCTGAGCTGAAGGCCGCGCAAGGCTTCGAGAAGGACTACATCATCGACCGAGGGCTGTTCGTCGATCCGGTCACCGGCGCCGAAGAGTGGCGCGACATCAATAAGACGGACCAGGTCCGGCTGATCGGCAACAGCGTCTGTCCGGACGAAGCCGAGGCCCTTGTCGCCGCCAACGCTGCCGACATCATAGAGCTATACCAGCGCCTCGCTGCCTGACAAACCACCACCTTTTTCACGTGTTCTCCACAATTAGTTGATGCTTCGTAGTCTCGATACGCGTAATCGCAGGCACTAGGCCCGGCCTTGAGTGGATCATCAAATATTGCTGGGTGCGCTCGGTATCAAAGACCTGATTTGCTGCCTCCATCTCTTCAATCAACTGCCGATCGACTGAGTAGTAGCCACAGTTCGAACATTTAAACTCATCAAAACTGCCTACTGGATAAGCTTTCTCGGCGCTATCACCACATACGACGCAGACAGTGATGCTCATACGCACCTCCTTCTAAATGATCCATCAACTGTAGTTGATAGTGCCTGCATCAGCCCCTCCATCGCCCGGGCATGACCCGGCATAGGACGCCCTTAAACGTGACTCCAATTGTAACTGTCGTACTGCCTTGTTCCGCATTTGAGGCACGTCACAAAAAGCGTCTGATCTAACGTTGCACCACCACTAATCCACGGATGTCGGGACACCAGCCCATGGCGCGAACTGTTGCATTTGGGGGACTTACAAAAGTAATACGCCAATTGCTCTCTCGAATAACCGGCTGCGTAGTTTGGAATTCGTCCCGCCATATGCCACACCTCCTCCATTGCCCCATGAAGAGTAGCTTCTGAGGTACCCCTATGCCCAAAGAAAACAAACCGGCCGAGCCGCTGAAGGTTGAGGGCTCGACAGTGACGAAGCTGGTGATCACCGGCGCGCCGCGGCTTGATCCGATCACCGTGTTCCTCGAGGACTTCGGCCGTCGTGACTGCCCTACCGAATCCAACCCGAACTACCAGACAGCCCAGGGCAAGATCACCATCAACTGCTGGGACAAGAGTTGGAACGCATACTGGGGTGGCATGGGGCCGCGCACGGTCGCGGAGTTCGTCGCGAAGTGCGATTGGCACTACGTCCTGAACTGCTTGGATCGCGGTATCAGCAGCACGCGATTCAGCGGTGACGCGCTTCATACCCTGGCCATGAAGTGCATCGTCCAGCGCCGTAGGCAACAGACCGGACGCCATGACTGGGAGCTCGGCGAACTGAGCAAAGGTGAAGCCCGCGAGCTTTGGCACGACATCGATGTTCTTCGCAACATCGAGAGCTCAAACGAATGCTGGCATCAAAGCAAGCTGTTGACCGAGCTGTTCGGCGAGGAATGGCATTACCCGCTCGATGGCAAGGCAGTCGAAGAAAACCACGAGTTCACGTTCCTGCGCCGTGTTGTCGAGGCGGTTCAGCAGGCGTTACGCCAAGGACAACAGCAAGTGGCCGCCTGAACAGCTTTTTGCCTCAGGCTGCGCGCCTCCGGAGGCACAAAAAAAAGCGTTTGAAAATATATTTTTGATCCGAGGTACAAAACGTCTGATTAAGGGGCAGTCCATTCCCACTATTTAGGTGTAGGCAAAAAAATCCTACACCAACATTAAACTCAAGTGAGAACACGAATATGGACTGTAAGAACTGCCGCAAACGCTTCACTGATGCTGAAATCTTCTGGTCGGGCGTTGTAACGGGAGCCATTGCACTTGTTGTGGCTCTTTACAAAATGAACGTCCTGTAACGAATTAAGCGAGGAACGCCACCGGCTCCAGTTGGCGCCGGTGGCCCTCCGCCCCCCCAACTTATCCCTCCCCCTTCAAAGTCAGGCGCTATAGCGGCAAAGGCCCAATGTCAGGGATACGGATCAAAATCGCCCAAGCGATCACGGGCAATGGGAACAGCGTATTCAAGCAGCTCCAGAGGAACATCTTGCTCAAACAGGGTCACCTCAAAGCGCAGTGTTTCGTCGTTTCGAAAGATTTCAAATATCGGCCCGCGCTCACCTCGCCAGCACTCCAGCGCAAGGCCATCGTGGCCTTCGACAACGCTCGAAGCGTGGCAAAACTGATATTCAATTCCGTGCACGACCACATCACACCTCCCTCATATGTGGTGGCAACGATACCTCTCTCCCATACGAATTTGATAGCCGCTATAGCGGCAAAGGAACAGTCATGCCTGAAGAAACTGTTTGATTGATTCGCTTCCGGTCCAGCGCGATGCAAACGGCTGGTGGTCACACCCTGATTATCTGTCGGAATTCGACGATGAAATCACTGAAGAGCAGTTCACCGACTGGTGCAAGCGACACCAGGTGGAAACGAAGATCACTTACATGGAGAGCGACGTATCGACCGACGTGTTCAACGTCTACATGGAAGACGGCCAAGTCGATTGCACTGCGTGGGAAATTCAGCATCCCGCCGAACAGGGCTGGTTCATCCTGTCGATCCACGACGCCGAGGATGGCCCTGTTTGCATCTGGGGCCGGCGGGTGACCCCATGATCGCCCTCACCTGGTTAACCTACGTGTACTGCTACAAGGGGCCACAGTGACAACCCGGAAGCAGCCCCTTTCGCTTCGCGTCATTCAAGAGCTCTATCCCAATAATTTGAGCTAAAACGTCCGGCGGTGAGGCCCCAACGACGGCGTATTTTGAGTCGTAGGTTGATCGAACACGAATCATCCCCTTATCGACGGAGTACGAAATCTTATATGTCTCCCCTTCGAAATCAATTTCTAAAGTTTCACGCATAGCAACTCCCGCATTTTGGCCTTGATGCCATAACCCTAGACCCTTTCTATCACCACACAACGCCTACCGGTGTACGGCGGGCGAGGAATCCTCATGTCAAAAGAAAATGTGTACGACGAACAAATCAGCCCGCTGGTCCACCAGATCATCGACATCTGCAAGGAGCACAACATCGCTCTACTGCTCTCCGCTCAATTGCAGGACGAGGATGACGAAACGCTCTACTGCACAACCATTCTTCCCGGTACCGACGATGTGTCTGACGAGAAGTTTGTCCAGGCGCTGAACATCATCAGGCCGCCCAACCGATCCGTGATGCATATGACCACCACCCATGCCGACGGCAGCCAGACGCTGACCGCAATCATCTGAACCCCACCTTCTGCCGCCACGCGCGGCATGGAGAACCCAATGAAAAAAGAACTGATCAAGATTAGCGAGTTTCAGCGCCGACGCTGGGGGGAGAACGGAACCCCGCAATGCCCCCAAGCGATTCGCAATCACATTCGAAACGGCCACGTGCCCGGCGAGCAGATCGGCAAACTCTGGTACGTTGATTGGACGGCGTTCAGCAGGTCGGAAGGAAATGACCTGGTCGCTATGGTATTGAAAGGAGCCGCATGATGGTCCCACGGCCGCGCAACAAGGCGAACAAGAGCCTCCCGCAGAACCTGTACTTCGATTCGCGGCGCTCGACCTATCGCTACCGGCGGCCTACCGACGGTAAGTGGTTTCAGTTCGGCGCAGACCGAATCAAGGCGATCGACGCCGCGAAGCAGTTGAACCTGGAGTTCATGCGCGGCGCAGACCTGATCGGCGCCGTGATGGGCAGTTCATCTGAGTCTTTCCCCGGGTTCCTCGACACCTACGAGCGCGACGTTTTGCCGCCGCGCGAACTGGCAAAAGGAACGCTTGGCCTTTACGCCGTGCATTTCCGGCGGTTCCGTAAGCAGTTCGAAGGAAAAGCGGTAGACCAGATCACGATTCGCATGCTCGCGGAGATGCTGGACGCCCTCACCCCGCGCACGGCCAACCAGTGCCGGGCGCTGCTAATCGACATCTTCAATCACGCAGCGGCCAAGGGCCTATGCCCGGACAACCCAGCGGCCAGCACCATCAACCGGATCGAGAAGAAGCAGCGCAAACGCCACACGATTGAAGGACTAAAAGCCATTCGGGAGAAGTCACCGGCCTGGCTGCAGAACGCAATCGACCTAGCCTTGATCACGGCTCAACGCCGTACAGACATCCTCAATATGCGCTTCGATGGCAGTCGGGAGGGTTACCTGTACGTGGTGCAGAAGAAGACGGCCAGGGCCAGTGACGCGGCATGGATTCGATTTCGGGTGACGCCGGAACTCCAGGCGGTCATCAGCCGGTGCCGCGACGATGTCGTCTCGCCGTACCTGGTGCACCGAAAACCGGATCGCCTTAAACAGAAACAGGCGCAGACGAAGGATCACTGGACGAAGGTTGAAGAGCGGTATTTGACTCGAGCGTTCAAGGACGCCCGGGAGGCGGCGGAATGCTACAAGGGATGGAAGGAGGAAGAGATGCCGGGCTTCCACGAAGTGCGAGCGCTGTCGTTACATCTGTACAAGAAAGCCGGAAAGGATGGGCAGAAAATCGCGGGCCATGCGAGCGAGGGCATGACCAAAAACTACCAGCGGGACCACGAGGAAATCATCTGGTCCGAGGCAATTCCGGACCTGAATATCAGCGAAATCACCGGGTAGTTTTGCGCCAGTTTTGCGCGGTTTTTGCGCAGACACAAAAAAACCGATCTAGCTGATCGGTCTAAGTGCCTGAGTTTACTCAGTAAATATGGTCGGGACGGAGTGATTCGAACACTCGACCCCTAGCACCCCATGCTAGTGCGCTACCGGACTGCGCTACGCCCCGACTAGGCGTTGAATCTGTCCCTCATCTCGAGGAACGCTCAAGAATATATCGCAAGCTTTTGAAAACTGGAAGTATTTAAAAGCAGGAATTTATTTCTTGAGAACCACCAGCACATCTTCAAGCTCGGCGATCATCTGGCGGATCATTTGTTTGTATTGGGTGGTGTCGTCTTTGGCTTCATCACCGGACAAACGCAAG